CTTTTCTGGATTCTTAGGGTCAAAGACGTCATGGTTGAGGCTAATTTCCTCTTGCTGACGTGCCAGCAAAGTCTCGCTGTCTTGTTTTGCTTTTTCGGCAGCAACACGCTTTGCGGCGTCTTCTACTGCACGACCTGTGGTGTCCAATGGACTAGTGGGTTTGTTTGCCACGATATTATTCTCCTTGTTATTTGTTTTTTGTTTGTGTTGGGGGGCTGGCGAACCAGCCCCCGTCCACGAGAGGTTTGGCTATTAGTTGGTGTAAACCTTGTTGATAGCCTGGTCGGTGATTACACCTAGACCCCAGATTGCGTACCATGCAAGTGCGTGCTCACGACCAAAGTCTAGAACACCACCATCACGGAGTTCAACTGGTAGAGAGATTGCGTGACCAAATGCGTTGTCACCAATCATGATTGACTCGTACACGTCTGCGGTAAGAGTTGTTGTGTCAGTTGGGTAAGCAGAACCAGTTCCACCAGCACCGTTTCCAAACTGAGTAAGGGCTGGGTTACCACCAAGACCAGGACCAGTGTTAGCCTTTACAGGAGAACTGTACTGGTCAGCAGGAGCACCGACAGCAGAAGTGTAGTTGGTTACTGTTGAACCAGTTGCGTACTTCTTGACCTGAGTGGTCTCGATGAATACGACGTCGTATAGACGACCAATTTCACCTAGCATGAAGTTACCTGGAGCAGCGTACTTGGTTACTTCGATGAACTCTGGGTTCGCACGAAGGTCACGAGACTGCTTAGGGTGGATGAACTGGACGTAAGTCTCACCAATTCTTGGGATGTTCTTAGACGCAAGCACAAGTGCTGAGTCCTTGATAGCCGCAGTGGTCAACTTGTACTTACCAGCCTTAGCACCAGAACCGACAGAAGTGTCAGAGCCTGATACAGCGGTAGCAACGCTACCTTCCTGATATAGGTTGAAGTTGGTAGCACCATCAAACGCAGAACGGTCATAACCAAATGTTGCTGAAGTTGCAGCAGCAAGTGTGTCACGAGCCTGTACGTCTAGGTACTGAGCCATGTGGCGACCAAGCAAACGTGAAGCAGAAGCCATGATGTCGTCGAACGAAGCGTTCAGTAGCAGTTCTGAAACTGCAACTGCGTAGCCGTGCTCTGCAACGGTAATAGCAATCTGCTCTGCGGTTAGAGCGTTGGTTGACATACGAACACCTTCAGTAAGTGGGGTAGCCACTACATCGAAGTTCTTGTAACGTAGGAAGTTAACACGAAGACCAGGTGCAACACCTAGTTCAGTCTTCTTCACTGCGAACTGCTCAAAGCGAAGAATAGGCATCGCTTGGAACAGGATTTCTTTAGACCAGATGGTCTGGATTGCCTGGCTCAACTGTGAGTTTGAACCTGAGTAGGCGGTAGGTGCACCAGCGAGGACGCTGGAACCAGTTATAGCAGAACCTGCCATGAGTTGCTCCTTTCAGAAGCGTTAGTTGTTAGGTTATCCGAAGAGACCCTGACCTCTATTGTTTGTATTGCCAAGGAGTTTGGCACGGTTCTTCGCATAGTCTGCCATCGACATGTTTGAAATACTGTCGGGGGTGTACGAACGTTGTTCCGAATCATTATCGAGGGGTCCAGATGCAGGAGCCGTAATACGGGTTCCAGACATCTCTTTTCGACTCTGCTGTGCGGCTGCACTTACAGACTCAAAAATCTGAGCAGACTTTTCCTTGAGTCTAAGGATGCTCTGCTCGATTTCATCCTTAGAGTTTCCAGCAATCATATCGATGAGTTCTGGAATGATGCTCTCTCGTTCAGCCTCAAGACGCTGAGAACGATACTGCTGAAGTTCCTGGAATTCACGTTCACGTTCAAGAAGAGCAAAAGCCTTCTCACGTTCGGTACGTTCAGACTCTAGTTGAGTCTGCCATTCCTTTTCCTTCTTTGCAAGCAAGTCACGAACTTCAAGTTCGGCTTCCTCCTGCTTTTTCTTTTCGGCTGTTGCCTCTGCTTCACGGGCAGCACGGGCTGCTTTACGTTCCGCATCTTTAGCCTCTCGCTCCTGCTCTTTCGAGCGAAGAAGTGAAAGTTCCTCCTGAAGTTTTTCCATCTGAGGGTACAACTTTGCCTTTTCCTGTGCACGAGCCTTTTGAATTGCTTCTTTGACATCGTTAGTGTTTGGCAATAGTGTTTCCTCTGCAAATGCTTCTGCGGGGGCTAGGGTTTCAGTAGATTCAACTACTTCTGTATTTTCATCCATAGGGATTCTCTTTTCATTCTCAGGGTCGTTTTCCGAATTAATAGCACATGACCGTAACTGTTAGTACAGTTCAAGTTAACGCTAAAAACGTTTTATTGTCTGCCTTAACTAAAACTTTTTTATTCTTTGTCTACTGTTCGCCTTGATGGGGTTTCATTACCATAAGCGGCAGTTAACAAATCTTGACGGATAGCGGCTTCAGCCTGTAGGTTCTGCTGCTCCACGTTAGGGTCTGCTGGAGTTCCTTGAGGCCCTAGTTGACCATCACCGAGCACTTCTCCATCACCCATCATCATTGGGTCAATAGGGGTAGCAGTTCCGTCTGGTCCTGCCATAAACCCTGTAAGGTCCATAATCTGCTTTTGAATCTGTACCTTAACCAAGTTAAGGGCACCTTCAGCCTGAGCGTCATCAACAAGTTCGGCACGAATTTCAGCCAACTTCTCGGTTGGGAATTCTTCACCTAAAGCACGCAAAGCACCTTCTTTAGATTCAAGTCCCATAGACATTAACTGTGAAAGTTCGTTTAGCATAACAATACGGTCTAGTGGTAGTGGTGGCTGGAAGTGAGCATAGTTAACGTAAGTTAATGGGTCGTTAGGGTCTAGCCTGTCCAACTGGTCTGGTGCAATTGGTCCATCTTCATCGGGGTTGTACTGGAAAGTGTCTGGTTCTTTAACTGCAAGGTTAAGAAGAATTAGTTCATTTACCTTTTCGATACCTTTACCGTATACGGATGTTTTCTGAGTCCAACGGTTCATCAAAGGTTGGAACTGAATAGTAAGTGCAACACCTGAGGTGTTAGAGATTGGTTGAACTTGACCTAGGGCAGTCTCTGGAATGTTCATAAGTTCGTGCATTGAACGCTTCAAAGTTTCTAGATACTGTAGAGCACCTTGGATACCTGCACCGCCACCTTCAAGGTTGAATACTTGGGCGTCTTTAGGTAGACCACCCCAGACCTTCTTTGCACCCTTTTCAAGGTTAGAAGCCTTAGCACCAACGATAACTGTCACAGGGGCAGCGTGGTAGTTGATGATGTCTGCAATGTCTGTAGAAATTTCGTTGTATGAACGGTTTAGGGTAATGATGTCATGAGCATCTGACAAACCCCATGGAGAACCTGACACAGGGATATTTGCAATGTGTACAACAGGAATCTGACCTAGAGGATTTGGTCTTGAGTCAATTAGTTCATCGTTGACGTATTCTTCAATGATGTCATCCGTAAGGATTTCAGTGTATGTGAAAACCTGGCGAGTACCTTCTAGGGATGTACCCCAGAAACGATACTTCTGCTTAAATCTAAGTAAGCGAGTTCTATCATGTGGGTGGAACTCTGGGAAACAAAATGCTGGGTTTAGTGGAAGTACTCTTACACGACCTGGGTGCAATCTTCCGATGCTGTCTTCCCATGCTTCTTCATAAGCAACTTTTACGAAACAGTCACCAGTAATGCCTCCAGTTTGAGCCATCTCTAGCAAGATGCGTTGTTTGTCGTTATCAATTTCCCAAACTCGTTCAAGTCTGTTAGGAACGATAGCACCTGTTGCTTGTGGGCTACGGAAGTGGACTCCAGGTCCAAAAGTAAAACGTGCTAGATAGTCTAGGAACGCACGGTAATAGTTTACCGAAATCTGCATTTCGCCTTGTTCACGGCGGTAACCCCAGTGATGACCAAGGTACATAGCCCAGTTAAGGCTGTAACGGTTTAGACGAGGACCGTGAACCTCAAACTCTTCATCAGCAAGTTCTACAAGACCCAAAGGGGAAATGCTGATGGTGAGGTCAGATGATGCCGCTCTATAACTAGGCGGTGAAAAATCCATGAAACTCATTTAGTGTATGCCCTACTTCTTGTCTTTATGCTTTTGTGCTGCTTCACGCTTTTGTTTAAGTTTACTTTCCCACATTTTTTTCATTGCTGCTTTTCGAGCAGTGTGGTCTGTGCTCTTTTCAAACTTACCACCAAGTTCAATATAACGCTGGTGAACCCAGTGACTCGCTCCAGGCGATGGGTAAGTTGTGTACTTAGTTTTTGCTTGCGAAACAACCATCACCCAGAGTTTTTCGTTCATCGGCTTTTCAGTAGCCATGATAACTCCTTAGGAACAATAACCCACCGCCCCAGAGTAGTAGGGGCGGTAGGACTATTGAGGGTTGTTAGTCGTTTACTACAGTTGGGTTCATACGCATTGTACGACCACCAGAAACAACCTTGAGTTCTTGAATCTGCTCTGAGTTCTGTGAAACTGAACCGTGTGCAAATTCACCAAGGAAGGTAGGTGCTTCAATCCATGCTGCTGAACCCACATGAGCACGCTCAGATAGGGTCTCAGCGGCAGTCTTCTGCCATACTGGTGCGTTGCGGTTTGGACGACCAGGAGCAGCAGCAAAGCCGTTCATGATTCCAGTCTCGAAGTCTGATGGAACGTCAGTGTCGGTTGCGACACCTTCCTCGAAACGTAGTGGTCCACGACGCTCTAGATTGTCTGCCAACTTGCGTTCATAAAGGTTTGGTGAACGCTCAGGGAACTGTGGTGCAGGGGCGATACCCATAGGTACTCCTTAGATAGGGGGAAAGGAACTAGTATTTTCCTCTACTAGTTTCTCGATTTATCAAGAAAATTACATGCTAAAAGAAAACATTGTTAGAAACTTCAACATTTGGCATGACTAGTTCCTGAGTCAAAGAAGTGGCAATTGCCAATGAATCCACAAAGTCATCATGGGCGTAGGCTTCTTTTGGTGCAGCAACCATGAAGTTTGGACCTTTAAAAGTAATTTCAGCATCAGTCATTTGCTGGTAAAAACGCTTCCAAATGTTTAATCGCCTAGTCTTAGCGTGGGCTGGGTAACTCAATGCCCCACGTTGAATAAGAGCCTGAAGATGTTTAAAACGTTTAGATTGCTCAGATTGACTAGAGGTTACAGAGATAACTTCGGCTCTAGGCATAAGGACTTTTAGTCGTTGCTGTACGGCATCTCCAACACCGTTACCGTCTACACCAATAGCAAGGCAGTCATAGTTAGATAGGAAGTTAACTATTTGGAAGTATTGTTCTTCCCAGTCGTCTCCTTGAATTTCAAGCCAGTTTAAGATTCGATGGTCAAAATAGCCAAACTCATCAGGCCTATCCCAATCAACCCACACCACAGTTACTACCGTGGAGTCTGTCTTACGGGCAGGGTCAATACCTACTACTACAGGAGTTTGATGCCATAGTTTAACTAGTTCTTGAGAAGTATCACCAAGTTCGTCTAAAGCAGTCGAAGTAACAAACATGCCTCGTTCAAGTAACCATTTACAGTTGTAGGACATTTGGAACTCATCGGAGTCTTCCCCAATACGCAACATCTCTTTACGGATGTGTTTCTCATAGTTTGTGTTGACTTTAGCGACATCCCGCCAATCCCACTGATAGTGGTTTTGTTTAGATTTTTTACTTGTCTGTCTACGCTTATTGAACTGAATGGATTTATAGAAGTTATTTTTAGAAGTTGTAGGGGTACCAGTTTTAACCATGGTACCTGCATAATACGCCATCATCGGAGAGATAGACTTGTCAACAACATAGTCGTCTGCTTCCTGACACTCATCGATAACGATAAGGTGGAAAGATTTAGACTCAATCTTCGCTCTAGGGTTAGCGGTCATCATAGTCATGGTAGAGCCAAGTTTCTTCAACTTAATAGACTTAGTTACACCACCAACACGAGCCGCAGTATCGTCAATCTCAGGGTCACCCAAAATTTCTTGGGCTATTTCAGAAGTCAGACGGTTAACTGTACGACCAAACAAAGTTTCTGCCTGACCTTCGGTAGGGGCAAATAGCCCCACCCAAATACCGTCTTTGAATCTCCCCAGAAGGTCTGGATAACGTTTGGCAAGAATAGGTAGCAACACCATCAAAGTGGCTACTGTGTCAGCAATTGTTTCAGATTTACCTGACTGGCGTGAAGCCAAAGCCGTAATTTCAGAACCATCATTAGTGATGATAGATTCCATGATTCGACGAGCCAATGGTTTCTGGTAAGGGTGAAGGTCATGACCAACCAAAGCATTTAGGAAGGTCATCATTTTGTCTACAAGTTTGTTAACAAATTCTTGAGTTAATTGGTCAACCTCAGGTTCTTCAAAGTCTAATTCCTCAGACTCTTCTCGTTCTTCCTGATAGTATTCGGGATTAATCTCCTCGAACTTTTCATCAAACTTATCGCCGTATTCACTCATTTATCGGCTCTCTTTATTAATTCTTCTGTAATGGCTAAAAGAGCCTCAGCCCCCATACGGGCTTCATACAGAGAGTCTAAGTTTTTATCACGCTGATGGTGAGTGATTTCTTTGCCGATAACGTATAGGGCATTTTCAGCCCACATAACTAGGTCAGACGTCCCAATCCCAGACACCCTCTTGGCTATCTTGCTGGTTGGCTGGAGTCCAGCCTTTTTCTTTGTCAAAATCTTCATCTTGTAGTACCCGTCCTTGCATAGCGTTATTGAGAGCCGATTCTTCGTCTGGTTGTGTTCCAGTCCATTTACCAAAGACTATCGCTTTATGTAAAGGAAGTCTTACGATAACTGGGGTAGCCGTACGAAATGGCTCTTCAATTTCTTGAGTCCAACCACGAACGGTTACTTTCCAACCCCATTTTACTGGGAAGTCTATGAATTGTGTGAACCGAGTTTTGCCGATTTTATGTACCTTAGGCATTTTACCTAACTTATTTTCCTTTGCCGATTTGCTGTTGCAGGATTGCGTCCTTGGATAGTTCCAGCACGTTTATACGCACTAGCACTTCTTCCTACACGGTTAGGAATAGGAGCCATCACACCAGAAGGTGTGCGATATCCAGGCTTTTGCGAAGTACGCCCAACTTTAGGTTTAGTCTTTAACTGCTGTGTTCGTGCAACACGATAAAGTGCTTCACGAATTGAAGGGTCTATGCTCTGCATGTCTCCCGCATCGCCACGAGGCTTATTAATAAACAAACCATCAGAAGATTGGTTTTTATTCTTCCTGTTTAACCAAGGACGACCTTTGGAGTATGAAGCATGAAATGATTCCCATTCACCAGGACTTACTTCATAATAATTGTAGAAGGTTCCATCACGGAATACAACTGTCATAGTCTGACGGTCAGGGTCATATCCTGCCGCAACAGTACGAGGACGCTGGTAGTTTGTTGAAGATGTGGGGACATCCCATTCAACAAACGCAGACTGACTACCACCAGCAGCGTCAATTTGTTCGTCAGTAGCAGTTTGAGAGATGTCGTATGAGTCAGGGGCGTAGTAAACACCTGCACCCATGTACCCGTTTTCAATGTCCTTCTCATTAAGAACATCGTTATAGATACGCCCAGCCTGTTTACCGTAAAGTTTACGGCGGTCTAAGCGTAGACCTGTGACATCCCCGTCTAAGACAGAACCCAGGCGTGCTTTAATCTCTTGGGGAGAAGGATACTTCCCACCTGGAGGCACACCTGGGTTAGCCATTAGTCAGTTATTAAGCGTAGGCAACGATTGTTACGTCAGCGGTACCAGTGATGCTATCTGCGTTAGGAGCAACAGACTGAGAGAACACAGTTCCAGTAACACCAACAACAGAACCAGTTCCTGAGGTAAGAACGGTACTAGCAGTAGTAGTGAAAGTTACCAAGTTTGTGCTAGATACGCTCTTTACAGTCCAAGTACCATCAACGGTGCCTGTGCTTGATACGGTAATCTTAGTTCCTACTGGGTACTGAGCAACTGCACCGACAGCAGTGATAGTTGCGTCAAATGAACCAGCGGTACGGGTTACCACAGTGATGCTCTTAGAAGCGTTGGTCTGTGCGGTACCAGTTTTTACGTTGGCATCTAGGTAACCTGCGTCACGAAGACCATCCTTAGCATCTGCAAGAGCAAGACCAAGAACGTTAGGTACAACAATGTAAGGGGTGTAAGCATAAGCAGAACCTGTAAACTCACCCTTGTCGTTTGGGGTAAATCCAGGGTAACCATTCCAAGCACCAAGAATAATATCGTGGTTGTCAAGGCGTGGTACTAGACGCTTGCTACCATTGGTTACTGGGTCAGAACCTACAGTTGCAGTAGCAGTGTCAGTGTTAGTAGTGCGTAGGTCATTAGGCTGACCTGGGAAGTTGCCCCAAACAAAGTCCACTTGGATGTTGCCTGAGGTATCAAGAGCGTGACCGCTGTTTGATGGCATTTTTTACTCGCTTTCGCAATCATGGTTAAAGGTTTCGTCCTCGTAGAGGATTTCGTCGCAGTCCCGACAACGGAACATACGAACATCGTCTAGTGCTTCGTGTAAGGAGTCCGAGTTCTCTTGAGTGTACGACCTAGGGTTCTGTGCTAGAACCTCAGGAGGAAACGGTCCAAGAGGACGTGTATAACCGCTAGGGACTGCGTGTCCCTGAACGGCAAACTTGCGTATAACAGGCATTACTCTGCTACTGGTTCCTCTTCAGGAACCTCTTCGACTACTGGGTCAACTTCCTTCTTCTTTGAAGGTTTTGCTGACTCTTCGACTACATCTTCAACAATAGCAGGAACAACTAGGTTTATTTGCCCTGAAGCCTTACGAGATGTAAGAAAGTTTGGAAGATGACTATTGCAGTAATTGATAGACAATTCTTCACTAATTTTGTAGGTGTATAGAGCGTCGTCTACACAGTTTGCACATTTAATCATGTTTATTCCTTAGGATTTTGCGGTTGCAGTTGTTGGTTTAATTCCTGTGCCTGCTTGTTGAATAGTCTTTAGTCTTGCAGTTTTTTCGGCAAGATACTTTGACTCGTTTTCACCAAGATTAGCCTCAAAACTTGAGTCTCTACGGTCTACTGAACGTGTACCAGTTTTAGGGTCGTTTACAAACTGTCTAGTGTTGTCTTGACCTTCTTCTTGTGTGCTTGTTTTAGACTTACCCTTAGACGGCACTATTGTTGTTGGTGCCATACCCTTGTTTTCAATTGCTCCTTGAGCAGGCTTTGCTTCAATAGCAGCACGAGCATTTGCTACGTGGTCTGGCTGGTCTTTACGAAAACCACTAGCATCTCTTGAAGGTCTGTTTGATGCTTTAAAATCTTTTACTGCTTGGGCTTCTTTTGCTTCACCAAGGTTCTCACCAATGAATTTTTTAGAGTAACCAATTTTGTGGTTACCGTCAGCACCTATGTGGATGTCTACTTGACTGCCCTGACCCGCACGCTTATGCACATCTCTAAGGATTGCCTTGGTGTGTCCGTGAGCACGTTCCTGTGCTTCAGCAGCATACTGACCTTTAACGGCTTCTTGAGCAACACCAAAAACACTACCCTTAGCACGGCCTACAGCGTTAGACGCTCTAGTGCCGTATCTTGCAGCCAACCCTGCTAATGCGTTTCCAGCCATTACTTATCTCCTAATTCTATTGAGGTAATTCTGCCTTCAGCAGCAGTAAACCTCTTGTTACCTTCATCTAGTCTCTCATCTATTTGTGAAAGTTTCTGCTCAATTCGATTAATTGCATCTTTCATAGAAGAACCGCCATTACGCTTCAATTCTCCGTCAATTCTATTTAACCGCTCCATAACACCTGGGACAGCAGAACGGCCAGGGGCCTTTTCTTCTCCAGCCCAATCTCTCATAAACGCATCGAGGTTATCCATAACTGAATGAATACGGTCACAAATTGGCTTAAGCAGTTTCCAAAGCACTCCAATAGCAGCACCGACAGTGACTATGCCACCAGCCCAATAAAAAACTACGATGTCCATTACTTCATAACTCTATTTCCGCCACCAAAACCTTCAGAGTTTTGACGACCTCTTCGTGCCCAAATTCTTATGCTTGGGGTTTCATTTGCTTTTGGAAAGTTAACATGAAAATCCCCTGACGACCGAAACTCTCGCATCAGACTTCTGGCTGTACGATTGTTTGGCGTCAGGGGTTTTCTAGGAATCATTTATGCCTTTTTGGTAGGCACAACTTTTTTGACTGCTGTAGCAACCTTTGCTGCGACAGTCTTCTTAGGTGCTGCATCAAGTACTGCAAATAGGTCACGAAGGTCCTTGATGTCAGCAGTGATAAGGTTCTTTACTACACCATAAGTGACGTGGAGGTGATTTCCTGTACTTGCGGTACCAGTTGTTCCTACTAAGCCAACAACTGTCTTTC